TCACTATCAGTGTAGTTAATCAGGTCAGTCTCGAACAAGTAAGTAGACGGATTCCAGGCTGTTAAAGCTGGCTCTGTATAGTCACTTGAAGGAACCAACCAAATCTTGGCACCATGAGCCGTAACATACGCCGGATCCTGAACCTTTGTATCCGTATAGTCATACTCACTCCTGTTGGCGTCTGGATAACATGGCATTGGCATACCAAGATCTACAGATCCTGAACCTATATAGAGACCCCCCGCACTAGTAAGAACGGTAGCAATTAAAGTGCCAGGGTTATCTCCACCCCAATTAACAAACCTGCTTGGCATATCGGCATAGTAGATGAGGGAATAAGAAGTACTACCTACTAGACCAGTTGCGTTCAGATCCCACTGAAATTCAGGGCCCGAATCGTTATATAGCAAAGTGGCCCCGATGCCATCATCAATGACGGCCCAAGCTGCAGTTTTATTCTCCAGGGTGAGTGTATTGTCATAGACAACAACATCCAGATTTACGTCGTCTGCTAATACTGGTGCGACACAGATGCTTAGCACCAGTACCACAGTCAGCAAAAGCCCAATTATTTTCCTTTTCAATTTTCTTCTCCTTTATTGAATTTTTGTTGTTCGATCTTTCTTTTTCATCTTGCGCAAAACGAAAAATCCTTATTCAATTGTAGCTTACTTCATTAGCATCACCCCCTTTCGTCTCCCGTTAGTCTTACCGTTGATTATACCACTGATAAACCTTAGTGCAAGTAGTATAGACCACCTTTGCCTATTTGTCAAGAGGGGCACCACCATCTAGTTCTCGGACTACCTTTTCGGCCCCTTTCTTACCGATACCGTCGATACCTACCCAGTCGCCGACCGTCGCCGCAACCATAGCTTTGACTGAGGCAAAATGGTCGGCTACCGCCTTGGACCTCCCCCAACCAATACCGTCTAGTTCCTTGGCTACCCGTCGTACCAGACCGGGTTTGACTAGGAGAACTCCTCCCTGGTTAGGCTGTGTATAGATTTTGTGGAGAGAATTATGGTCGTCGGGTGCCGTCTGGAAGTTATCCCATAGGGCCTTGATAATAGCGACCGTCTCTTTCACGTCCATAGACCGTTTAACAATAATTCCAGCAAGATAATCCAGTTCAGTAAGATACTGGTCAAAACGAGAGTAGGCGATTGCTGGCTTAATCGGCTGCCAGGTTTCACACCGCTTCATCGTGCGAGGGTTTATCCCCCAGACAGGTACCTCAAGTAGACCATCGTCGGGGTTGGACCGTACTCGACCTTCAACAATCAGGCAAAGAACCTCGAACCCAGCATCCTTGGCCTCCTGGGCTTGACGGATATACCGACCATCAGTTATACACTGGACAAGATCGCCGATCTTTTTCCGTTCAACACATATACGTAATGGGTCATCAGTTCCGGATACACCAAAGAAAGCACAGTCCCCAGTGGCTAGGGGCATTGGGACCGCGAGTGATCCCAATGCCTTTATCATATCCTGATCGTTGGGAAGATTGGAACAGTAAATAGCTGCCAAGTCTACCTCCCTCTACCAGCCCCTTTCAAGAAAGTACGCGTCATATTCTTACGGACATACTCGGGTAGTGCGTTCCAACTAGGGCGCCGATTCTTGTATTTAGCCACTTCTTCCGGGAAGGCGGAAAGCGCTTCCAGTAGAGTATCGAATGGTTCCGTCTGCCCACTTACCGTATACTGGTAGTGTGGTAGTTGACTCCGCGCCGATACAGTCGCCGCTGACGGTTCGGATATCACCTCTTCTGTCGCCGTTGCTGCTGCCGCCTCTACTTCTGCCTTTGCCGGTTCCACCTTCTGCGGGGGAACGGCCACTGCGGGGCGTTGCAGCCGCCTCGGTTTCACCTTTCGGACAGACTTAGGCGCCTCTCCCCTACCCACACTAGCCAGCGTCGGAATAACATCCTTGCCAGGTTCCTCATCTTCCTTTGTTTCTTGGACCTCCACACCTGGGTAGTGAGTGACTACTTGAGTATGCGTTCGGCGCGAAATGACACCAGACAGAAAAGTGAGTAGTATACAGCTCACTAACATCACTAGTACCCCTGCGAGCAACCCAACCAACACGAAGAAAACAGACGAGTCAATACTAGGGATAACCATTATACTTTGTCCTCCTTTTTTTTTTCTTCCTCTCTTTTTTAGTCGTGAACCAATGACAACAGGAACTCGAAGTTACACATCGGACCTCTCAGTATCTGACCGCCGATATTCGGGCTCTGACGACAGTCCTTAACGTAGACACTAAACTCGGGACCGTCGTCACTATCCTCGCGATATGTAGTCAAATTTACCTGGGACAGGTAATCCATCTCTGCGAACCCGGTTAGTTCGTAGTCTTTAGTCCGAGCATTATTTATCCAGAGGGGTTTCATCTTGTGAACAAAAACGGTGTTGAGACGAGAGTCGTAAGCTGTTCGGAGAAGATCACGCCACTCATTGTTTACTTCGGTATAGTTGTGTGGCATAACCTGTGTCAATTTCCCAAAACGAGCCAGACGGGCTAACTCATATATTTCGCTAGCCGTGTCCCAGACCACAGTCCCCTGAGTCAACGTGTAGGCTTTGTGTATACATTGTTTGACATGCGCCCACATCGGTGGATAGATCTCCTTATTCGCCTCTTTAGGAACACGTACGTCGTAGATAAGAACCTGCTTGCCCTGCGATTGGAACTTACCAACTACCCCTTCGGTACCGATATCCACGTTGATGAAGACAATCGGACCAGGAGCCGTCAAAGAGAAGTGTGTCTTCCCTGTCTTCTCTCTCCCTGCCAACGAGACAACGAGACGACGCTTCGCTTCAACCAGATCATCACTAAATCCTAACGTCTTAAGTTGTGCAATGATAAGTCCGTCGTTCTGTTTTGCTACTTCCTGTGGTACTACCATTGATTTCCTCCGTTTCCCAAAATTTTTTAATCTCTCCTGTTATACCAGGCCGAAGCTAGTGAGTCCATATCTGTCAAAAAGTCCGACACGTTATCATGTTGTCCCTCCTCAGTCAAATTAGTGGCGATTTCCTTCTTCCCTCGCCTTTTTAGCCAATCCTAACTGTCACCCATTCGGCCTGTAGTAAAATGTGAACCCGGCGGCGTAAAGAGCTACTACCCGCAAAAGGTCAGCAGCAGGATACTCAACTGCCTCAGACATCTTCGTAAAATCGATACCGCTCACCGGGATGTTACAATGCTGCTCGAACTTCCACGGATCGATACCGAAAGACTCGGCGAGCAACTGACTGCCAGTAGTGGTTAGAGCCCCACAAACAAGGACAATAATGGTAGCCCCCTCGGGGGTATCCGCGTAGAACTCAGGGGGATAGTCCAAATAGTTGACTACCCATTTGCCGAATTTACCGATAGCAAATATCTCAGCGTCCATTCCCATTAGTCGCTCCCAACCTGGGCACTTCTATTCCTTTTATCCAACTCGACCAGCGCTGTCCTCAAGATCTCCAGGGCTTCGATAGTCACAGCCACCTCCGGCTTATTGATAGTAATCGCGTACCCTCGCTGCTTCAATAACAGATTAGCCGTCTCCCAAACATGGTCTACTAGCTCGCTTGTCATTCTATCTCCTCTCCGTATTACTCATATTTTATCCCTTCGGCGTTGTCGCTAGAGGGAGCCCTTGAAATATTTCACTAAAGGTTTTTCTATCCACCCTTACCCCGATGTCTCCATTGCTATACAACTTCCACGGGCGGCCAGCCAACATCCCTAACCCTCTCTCGAGCTTCTCCTGACATTCCTTGTCCTTAGCGTTTAATCTTGCCTGCCATAACTTTTTAAGTAACTCCCACATGTCTAGTACCACCGTATTGTAACGTTCCTGCAGTTCCTCATCATCCTCAACCTTTGGCTTATCACTAATGGACGCAAAGAGAGCGCAGACCGCGCTAGCTCTCCTGATATAATGCCTTTGGGTTACCCCATCCGTAAAATTGGAGGCGTTTCCTTTGAGTCCTTCCCACTTCCTGCCGTCAAATTCACAGAGTTTTCTGGCAGCAGCCTCTACCATATCAGTGGGTGGCTCAGACGAGTCTTTAAGTATTCTCCTTCTCCAGTCACCAGGTAAACCCTTAGGACTCCCCCAAAGGGAAACCCCCACAGGATTATCCACAGTATATATTTCTTCCTCGTGTAGCTTAGTTTTACCCTCTACCCCCACCCCATCAGTAGGTGGGTCATCAGCGTCCCTTGGCTCACCACCCCAATATCCCACTAACTCCTCATTACCATCCTTATCCTTCCGCATATCAGGTATTGCCCCATTAGGGACTAATCTATCACCCCTTGGCTCTAGTAAACAAAAATGGCTGCTGTCTACACCCTTCCCGCAGATGGGGCAAATATGACAATCTAATGACCTTTTCTCCCTATCAGCAGATGGCACAGTCTTTGGCTCACCATGATACACCCCTAACCTCATTTCATCAGTTAGGTGCTGCAGTGGCGTCTCCTCGCCCTCATCCATGTTCCTTGCTCCCTGTTCAAATACTTTATCAAATCTAGGTGGCGGATCCAACTTCTGTTTCTTTCCCTTTGACCCCAGGCCGCAGATTTGTTGGGTAAAGATATCTACATCACTCTCAAATAAACGATAACCATATTCCAACTCCCCAACTTCGTTCTTGTGGGCGTGGTATTCGTGGATACCCACAACCAACTGGCTTAGTATCCCCCTTCACAGCCCCTACCCTATCAGTAGGCGGTTCACCCTTTGGTTCTAGGTTCGAATCAAAGATAAGTTTACTCTTAGCTGCTTTCCCGTGAGCATCCTCAATTCCCATAATATGCTCTCGATTCTGTTCAGGATCGAGAAGGTCTAATAGTTCTCCTGGCTCATCCTCTTCGACGCCACAGATTAGCTGGGCCAGGTCGTCAGCCCTTTTTTCGATCTTTTCCGTAACACCATCCAATCTATTAATAGAGCCTAAAATATCCCTGCGAACAAGTGGCAGTAGTATCGTCTTTATCTTCTCTTTTTTACCCACCTATTTCTCCTTCTCGTATCTCCGCTTGATGGTGATGTCTTTCCAGTATTCGGTATAGAGTTTGAACACTAGGGCTGTTATCAGTAAATTGGCTATCACACTCAGTAGACCCACACCCGCGCACCCGATACAGATTATCATTATTGTGTTCATCATTCTCCTTCTTAACCGTTAAATATCCATCCACTTAGTTAGTACAATCCAATCCCCCTCACCATATACCCAACGAGACCATACTTCATTACAATACAAAAGATTGGACAGTGCTTGCTCAAGAGTGTTACTGTAAGGGAGAGCGTTTCTTCTGTCTACACTAAAGCCCTCCCACCTTTCTCTGGCTACTATCTCATGTAGTTCTCTTCTCTTAATCTTAGTAACGCCAGATTGTTTCAGTATACCTAACTTACTACGGAGAATCTCGGTGGGGGTAACCAAATTCGCTATCTTTTCTTGCTTGGTCACTTCTCCACCGTATTCCCTACCCTCTGATATACTGGTGCTTCTTTCCCGCTCATTCCTTACACCCCTTGATTAGCTGGATAATTTGGGCAGCACGTTTCAGATAGTGGCCTCTAAATATCTCGTCAGTCTGTTCCGCCCAATAACCATTGCTGGCGTTACTCATGGCATACCCATTCTCTTCATCCCAATCCATAAGAAATAACTCTTCCGCCACAGCCTCCTTCAATTTATCCTCACTAATGGACTCAGGGAGTAGAGAGTCTAATTTCTGCTGGTCTACTTCCAACTGTCTCTGTGCTACCCTGATATATCTACTGGCTGCGTATTGCGTTCCATAGTCCTTGGTGAAAGGCTTGACTAACTCACGGATTACTTTCTCACTGATACGTTCTAGCTCTACCCTATCGGTAAGTGGTCCAGGTTTACCATAAACCAGCGCCAGAAATTCCCTTCGCTTAGCGGCCATTACGACATAGGCTTGAGCCAACGCCTCTACTCCACCAGTAGATGGTTCACCTACGTCGCTCAAATCTAACTTCAACTTTTTCGCTACCTTTTCCGCCATGTCCCTACCAATTTGCCTCGCCTGCTCCTTCCCGCTAGTCTCCCCAGGTAGTCTATCTTTACTCATCCTTTCCTCCCGCTACTACCCGTAGCCTAAGTTTCTTCCCGACCTGTAGAATAAGCAGGCCAGCCTTCTTGCTACATTCCATACAGACTTCCCACCTCTCATCCAACGTCGCCACAGCTTCATTCTGTTTACACCAGACACATTTCATGGTATCACCCTCAGATAGTAGAATCGGGGGACGGAGTAGCTTCCCAGAAGTCCCACCGACCAGTCAGACGCCTTGCTTCGGCCCGCTCTTTACGGGTCAGCGCTAACTTGGACTTACCTAGTAGATACTTAATTCGTTGTTTCCGCCACCGCTCTGCCATGGCCACAGCTTTAGGGTCTAATGTTCTACCCCGCATCAATGCGCTACTCATTTACTTTTCCCCCTTTTCCTTCTCAACCGGTAATTCGCTTTTCAACTAGTCCTGTACTATTTTTAGTCTCGGGACTTCAATATCAAGTGGCTGATCAAGATATGTGATTCGCATATTTGTTGTTATCATGGTATCGGTTTCAGCGTCAAAGAAATAGTAGGCAGTAGCATCACACCCACCATAAAAAACACCGTCCATACCTGGAGCTGGAATGACGTGCATATCATCTTGGAAATCTTTCCCGCCATCGTAATCAGCTATCTGCGCGGGGTTTGTGATACCAATACCCATACTAAGGGGTATCGTCCTTGAAACGTAATAACCAATAAATGCTCCACTGTCCGCCATTAAATAGACATACCATAGCTTATTGGGTGTGTCTACACGCTTGAGCCATTCGTTAATTGCCTGCCGGGACAAAAAATTGTCTACCTGGTATGCGGGAACTGCTGCTTGACCTCTTGTCTGTGCTGCCGTTTGAGCTTTTTGGTCAACATCTGTCACAGAGTCTTGGCCAGCAGAGCAGCCAACAAGTAATATTGACACAACCAGTACAAAGATCGACCCAATAATAAGTACCTTTTTCAATTTACTCTCCTTTTAATTCCGGTAAAACAGGTTCTATGTAGTCCGGTAATTCCTCTGATTTCCACTTTCCCAGCGTCTTTTCCTTTGCTGTGTCTTGGTTATACTGTTCTTTAAGTCTAATTATCTGCCCCTCCAGAGCTGCGATATTGCTCAGAGTACGATTATAGGCATCCGTGCTTGATTCAAGGAATCCCAGCTTTTTATCCTGGGCTACATACTGTGCTTCCAACCCTCTTATCTCAACCAACAGGTCAAAAAAGTGGTTATAGCTAAAAATTTTGAAATCACCCTCATGAACTGTTTCCTGAACTTCAACATCACCACTAACAGGGGCAGTAAAGTATCTGAACGCCATGGATCCACCCCACGCTAACAACGGTAGTACGATAAGTACCCCCACAATAAGAACTATCGTCTTCTTACTCATTTTCACTCCTTACATTATTATGCTACTGACTAACCAACGGTAGTTGAGGGCCGGGTGATACACTATCTCGTCATGTTCGCTTCCCTGCACCCTCAACTACCCTTGCGCCAGCTAGTAGTTTACCCTTGGGATTGGGTAGCTGGCTCTTGTCCTCTACTCTTTTTCGATTACGGGTTTCACAGAAACTGTTGGCGCCCCTGAGTCGCCAGGGGCGGAGCCAAATATCCGGTGAGCTTCAACACGCGCGCTGACAAGGGCATCCTTAATATCGTCGGCACTAATGTAGAACTCCACGGTATCACCGTAACGCTTGGCTATGACTTTAAACTGCACAACTACCTCCATATTGTTTGTTATTTCCACTGCAAGTAAAGCACTCACGGGGCTGGTGGTCTGCCTTCACTGCCACCATTAAGGGAGGACTGGTATGACCAGTATAAGGTTGGCATCTAACTCACACCCCACTATCTTGAGGAGTGCCAGCTTATTGAGTCTCTCTTCCGCTCCGTTATTGCTCGACTCACCCACGGAGAACGGGTAGCTGGCACTCCTGCTAGGGGTGGTACACTCGCTGAAGCTTAGGCCCGAAGAACACTTGGGGCCACTTGAGTTTTAACGCAGCCTTCCTCCGCAGGATTGCCGTTAGGGTTTCCATTAGGATTTCCTTTACCAATCTTTGTCCACCTGGCCCTACTACCAAGGACATTAGGCATGGCTGTAACTTCAGCAAGTTCTTTCACACTGGGTGCTGGCAGTACCACTCGCTCCTCCTGTTCCAACCTACGGGGGGTCAGACCCCATGAGTCTGCATATTGGGTGAACAGCACAATCCCCCACTCATTTCTGAGCCACCAGCAAATTATTTGTGCTGGACAGGATTCGAACCTGCGGGGAGACCACTCGAGGCACTTTAACTCCCACCACTTCTCAGTCGTTGCGTTAAACCACTCCGCCACCAGCACCACAACGCTATTCAATTGTTAACGTACCTAGCCTCTATGCTTAGGTTTGGGCGATATTCTCACCGTCCATGGTATAACCGTTTGCCAATAGGGCAGCTTGGAATTCCGGCTTGAATAACAGACCGGCGATAGCGTCCTTGTTGGGATCCTTGGCCAGATCCTTAAAGACTGCCACGGCTAGTTTCTGGCGAGTTGTTGCTCCGTCCTCAAGATGTGAGGCTACGAACTTAATAGCCAGCTCGGTGACATCCTCGTCACTCCCGCCCTCACCCTCGGGGGCAGCTGCTCCTTTCTTGCCTTTACCCTTTTCCCAAGGCAGACGAAGGACCTGTGACGGTACGGATAAGACACGCTCCCTGGTGGTTTCGCCTTCGACGGCAGGTCGGACCAAACCGGTTCTCTTCGGCTCAGGCAACGCGATATTGAAGGTATACAACCCATCCAGTGTCGAGATATCGTCGACCAGTTTGCTCTCCGGGAACCCGGCGTTGATGAGAGCATTAAGCAGGATATAGAAGTTGCAGGATTTTGATAGGCTCTGGGCTGCCCCTACGGCCACTAAGGTCTTACCATCTGCGGATGGCATGAACCGTTCCGGGTCACCGACGCTGTACTGTTGCTCGGACTCTTGCCCATCGTCGTCCTTGTACTTTATCTGGGCTGCTGTCGTGGTGGCCACTACCGAGCCGTCTTTTTTGGTGTAGTTGAAGAGAACAAACCGACATTCTTCCCAAAACAGGTTCTTATCGACAGGTACTATTCCCCCCTCAACAAACTCACTAGGTCTAATTGATACTCCAGACATTTTTTTGTCTCCTTATTTTTTTACCAAATTTTTCCCCTCTAACCAAAGAGGGTGCTAGGGAATACAGGGGCACATCTACCTAATGTAGATCTCCTTTCTATACGCTACACATCACCTCCTTCAAGCTCGGACTCTTCTAACCTAAGTCCGAGGGGCACCAAGGGATCAGGAACACAGGTCAGACTTCCCCTAACTCGTTCCTGAAACCACCTGGGGGCAAAGTGCTTGTATCTCCCCCAAAACCAGCTGAAATTGTCGTCGATCACTAACACTTCGCACTTGTCCGCAGCTGAGTTACCTACTATCGCCACCGCCCCATTCCTACGAGTCACTATCGTCCCCAAATCGGTCGTCACACACCACGTCTTTCCTGAGTAGGAGATAGTGCTAATATTTTCGGTTGTCACATCTACAAAGCGATTGTCGAGAAACTGAACCTCGTAGCTTGATTCTCTCCGTAATCTGCTATGATTGCGGAAACCAGATATAGTGAGAAGATACTGTAGTTGGTCAGCCAACCGTTGCTCGGAGGTATAATATGTCCCTGATCTACCCTCGACTCGCCACGTACCATCACCATCCATTAATCCAGAAAGTAACGCTCTAAGTTCCGTTTTGCGGCAAGTCTTAAGTACCCATAATGGTATTGTTCTCTCAGATTGAACAAATCCCTTTGGAAACGATCGAGTCGTCCTCATCCTGATCCTGCGTCCTTCATTGAACATCATCCTAATACGCACAGCGTCATAACCACTCACTACCCACCTAACCTTATCCCCGTTGCGGATATATGACGCACCACGAGCAAACATAATACTCCCCTTAGTGTGTTCCACGTGTTTACGATACCGAAGACCAAGTTTAGCCAACCCAATGTCGATGCGGCGACACACCAGATGTTTACTGGTGCTCTGGGTAATGGATACCATGTTCCCCGACTTACACAAGGAACCATCACTAATGATAATCCCCAACAACCACAGCCAAGCACGACGTTCATCGATCAAATCTCCCGTATTCCTTCTATCTCTCCGCACACTACCGGAGACGGGAAGGCTAAACCTAGCTGGCAACGCGTCTGCTCTGATCTTAACTAACCCATCCGATATCCTCTTACGTTTATGCCAGGTCACAATATCATGATCAGGAGTTACTAGAGTATCGTAGGATGCTCCTTTCAAATTCACCATCAAGTGGTCACTATCAGACACATTGATACTCCTGATAGAACCCAAACCCAAACCACCTAACACGCCGCTCTTACCGGTAAAGTTGTGTGGTAATAAAGAGTATACATTATCGCCTACATGTATATCCTCAACACCTTTCCACCCATCCTCAGTTAGAATCTGGGTATCCCACGACAGACAACGGCTACCACGCCCACACTCTTGAACCAAGGTATCCATGGCCAAGTAACTAGACCACTCATTGTCATCGGCATGCCGCGCCCGCAAGACCAAATCCTTCGTATCCGGGTAAGGTATCTTACCGACCACAATATAATCCAACCCGGGAAAGTCCCAACCAGTAGTGACAGTAGGAGATACCAGGACGGCAGGTGGCTTCATCGCCTTGAACCGATTCACTACCAGGGTTACATCCCCCGTTGAATGGGTGAGCATTATCCCCTTGTAACGAGAACGGGACAGCAAAAGCCTTGCCCTATCATAGGACACGGTGAAAATAATACCTTTACGATCCATCCGCCGCTGTATTATCTGATCTATCCTGGCTTGCCAGATGGTAGCACTAAAGTCATCAGAACGGTAATTAACTCTGGTAGTGGGTACGTGCCAGATAGGAGTATTCTCGGGGGGGAAATAGGACCCCGAGTCTACCCAAGAACGGTCTCCACTATCCGGAACCCCAATAGAATCCAATGTCTTCGGGGACAGAATAGCCGACATCAGCATTACTTTAGGTACCTCTTGGAACAGAGAACTACCTTTATCGGCTACCCATCGTGGGGTGAACAAGGCACCATGGCGAGTCCGCTGTATAACCCAATCCCCCGAAACCTTGGAAGGCGCGGACATAGTAGTCAACTTGGCCAATGTCGACTTGGCCACCCGGAAAGACCGAGTTAGTACCCCAGGTATTGACTTACCTGCACGATGCAACTCTCCCACCTTGGAACTCAAGTCCTCAACTGTCTCTTGAGCTCTGGGGAGACTGCAAACCGCCCAAGCCACCCATTGAGCCCACAGATCCGGAGATGATATTCCGTCCTTCACTTTCACTCGTCGGCCTACTGGCCCCAAGACGTCCTCACTGGTTGGTAAGGAGGGGAACTCAATACCCATTGATCCTATATCCATATGCGACAAATAAATCGTTACGTGCCTCTCCAATGCCGAGAAAGCCATATGAGCTTCATCGCAGATCAGCAGGTCAAAGTCCCCGAGACCGGAGCCGAAATGTGTCTGGGCTAGATAGTAGGCGAAATTAGTAATTACGATCTGGGCATTCGTCGCCCTATTTACCTGCTCTCGGTATAAGCAACCACCAGAATTACGGAAGGAGCAAGATAAACCTTCATGACAAGGACCCTCGTCCGCCGTTAAGTCTGGAATCAGGGCGCAACGGAAATTGTTCTGCCCTTTCACGTTGACTGCGCCCAACGGTACGGCGTCCTCACAATTATGTGAGGCTAATCCCTCAGCCAAGAATGTACCAGTAGTCGTAGTGATCGCTACAACCTCCCGGTTACCCAGAAACTCCTTATCAACTAATTTACATAGTCGTAGATTAAATACACTACCCATCTTATCCAGATCAAACTTACTCAACAGTCTAGCTGGTCTCACCGAACCCAGAAAACGTAGAATGTCCGATCTAGAGCGCAACGCTACGGTCACACATTTATCTCGCATACCGTGCCCACTTATTCTAAACGAGAAACCTCTCTCATCCAATAACTTGCACACATCAACCAACATACCGTTGACATTCTGGCTAAATAGCAAAGCTACTTCGGCTCCATTAGATCGGTGACCATCCTTGTACGTTCTATACGACTCCCGCTGGGTTAAAGACCCTTCTCCATCATATGCACCCGCAAGATAACCACTCCCTCGGCGGTCATCAATATCCCATACATCCAGAAATCTAACTACCTTAGAAGCAAAACGACCACCAACCCGCAAGTTCTCGGTCGCCCGCCAAAACCGCATAGTAGCGTCTTTTCTACCCCCCGCAACCAACCAACGATGCTCACTGCTACACACGACCGAAGTTCCATCGTCAAAGGTTAAGCGGTAACAAGGACGCTCCAACCTGGAGACCTGTGTAACCGAAGCACGCCGCCACCTACGGTGAGTACCAGCCACACCACTCTCATCAAAAGCCACCAAGTTATCCCCAACGCAAACACTCCCAAGGCTATCCCAACTCAAATCAGCCCGTAACACGCGTGTTTCGGGGGCCAAGCAATATTGCTCTTGGAGTCCTTTAGTAGAGGTCAGGATACAAGTCCGTTTACCCGTCATGACAGACGCAAGAAGAGCTAGAACCGTCTTACCACTACCGGTAGGGGCCGCGACGCCCAAGAAACGGGAATTGGAATAACACCAGTCCATTATAGTACCGAAAACCTTTTGCTGCCCTGGATACCAGCGTGGGAAACCAGGAACTCCCAAAAGTGTGGATGGGGCAGGCAACACTGTCATTGTCATAATCTGTAGTTAACCTCCCCCGCATCGACAGGACGAATGTAACGCGCACCTGCCATAAGAGCGTGATCGAAAATAATTGCAGAAGGATCGTCTACACCCGCAGTGACAACAGACACCATCGGAGTACGTACTGTGTACCGGCTCGATTAACCATCGGTGGGCGCCACAGGGGGAATCCGGGCAACGACCGTTACCGTTGGATGGTATCGGTTGCTCTACTGTCCCCTTCCGACCGGACGTTTCTGTTTTCATGTCCCCTCTTTCTCACTTGTATTCTTGTCTACTTATTATGTAAAGTATACTAATCTGCGTTCTTATATACTAATTGTGTAAAGGCACTATATCGTTATTCACTTGGCACCTATATTCGTTATACGTATAACACCCAAAGCGTATAGAAAATGTACAACACGTAGAATCTCGTCGTTTGCATAAGATAATACACCTGCTATAGACATATAGAAAAGGTACAATTGACGCTTCGCGTATAGAAAACATACAATTGACGCTTCGCGTATAAAATATACGTACACAGCATTTTGTATATAAAATATACGTGTATAACACTTTGCGTATAGACATATAGAACCGTCACCTTTCCCGGTAGACTAATGTATTATACCCTATCTCTTCCCGATATTGGTACTTGGCTCCCAGAGCCCTGACGTCCGCAAGACGATCGTTAACCAGTGTAGACATATTAGATACCTCAGGCATAAAGGAACGTTCAATATTATTCCTGTCCCAGTCTCGGTGCTCCAGAGTCGTCAAGCTCCAGGCGAGCCCAACGAGCAATAACTCCGTACAATTAACTCCAATGATATCCCTGACGTCTTGGAGCTTGGCGACTACCCAACGGATTGAACTCAAAGATGTATGGATTGTCTCCTGAGAACAGGCGTAACTGAACCGGGCGGGGTTCTCCGCTTGTATGCGAAGTGTAGAATAACCACGATTCTTTATCTTGGTATAGACAGTGTCGAATTCCTCTTTCAGGGTGCCTAGTCCGAGAGAATTAATATACCAATCAGACAGGTGACGTGACATACACTTAGTTAGAACACGCCGTGAGACACCGAGACGGACAGACGCTACCTTAAGGGATGACATCAGTTCGTTGGGGGCCTGGCGGATAGGCCAGATCACTTCGGCCTCGTTCTCAGGTTCAGTAGTCCTGTTACGCCGTTTCTCAGTAACCCCGAAACGGGCTATCACATCCTCCAACGATAACGTAGACAGGTCGGGTAACTCGTCTGTAAAGGTCGTCGGGGATAAAGAAACCGTAGCTTGCTCCGTATTGTTACTCATTCATAATCCTCCACATGTGGGCCACTGAACAGAAGACAGCCGGTGCGACTCTCGTCTAAATGCCACCTCTCGATCCACTCCCGGTAACCCCCCATGGTCATTATCTCCAATGTAATATCCTGCTGGAGAACGCTAGGCCGGTACTGCCACAGCATAAATTCAGTTTGGTGTGCTCGGTCCTCCAGCAAGGAGTGATGTAGATTGCACAATAATATACGCTGCTGGAACTTAACCTGGCTTCCGCCACTGCTTTCCCCCCAAATCTCGTGTAATTCTAGTCCTTCTACCAACCCACAAGGAGTCGGGTCTCCGTTCACGTGGGCAATACACATACCCATACAATCAATGTAAGTCTGCCTCCAGTTACCGTGGCGAAAAGTCCGTACTCCCCCACGGGATGCTAGAGCCTGTCGTTCACGATTCTTGTAGGCCACGCTATAACTGACTCGTTAATGATTCCTCTCGAGAACAGTTAATGCAGTGCCAACAATACTGTGTCGGGGCTTTCTGAATCCTACCGTTCCGAGGTGTAGGAGGGGTATAGCTATCCAGAAAAAAGACGACCACCACAATGAGAACACCTGCGGGTGGATAATTGTGGTGGTGATGGTGGCTGAGTAGCCAAGACTCCAGAGCGCGACTTTTGCACCGTTGCTTGCATCGTTTTTCTCCCTTATCCTAATTGAGATTAACGCATTCATTCTAGGTCACCTTTGCCCCTCAGTCAAGGGGGCTAAGAACCAATGACACCTATCCAGCAACACTGTTTGCCCACACAAACACCCCAATAGCTAGCGAAATCACACCGATGGATGAAGACTGCCCTGTTGACAAGGCCACCAGTCTGTGCTAATGTAGTTGTATGGGCACAGAAAACACTCAGGTAGAAAGAATAGATCTCGGGGTAGACAACCCACTAGCTACTATAAATAGAAGCGCGACCGCCCGCGCTCTAAGGATAAATGTATCGAATGTATCCAGGATACTGTCGGGCCAGCGGACCCCTCATATACACACACTGAAGGCCCTGGCTGATTACCTGCTCCTGTCCCTGGATCAGCTATACGGACTACTCTACAAAGATAAATGCAGCTAACGCTTCCGCGATACTTGCCGGAGAATTATTTTCCGGAGATACTCACTTACACTCACTAACTGTTTGGCCGCTTTCCGTTCTACTTCCTCAGCTACATCTATTGGTAGTCGTACCATCATTACTCTGGTTTTCTTGCTTATGCCCGGCATTACTTCCCTCCCTGTTATTCTTAGGTGATTACACTTTTCTGCTTACACTCTATCATAGTGATTACACCTTGTCAAGCCCTCTACGGACCTCCCCTCTTGACAAACATAGGAGTAGGTGTTATACTCCATCATACATCGAAGTAAGGAGACGGAATGAGTATATATAAAACCGTATCCCGGGAACCTGGGGAGACGATAACGATAAATGGCAGAGTCTATAAGTACCAGTTTGGATCTGCCTTCCAATCGGATGCCGAAAAGGTAGCAGCTGATTGGAAAACACAGGGATTATTTGTAAAGATAATCAAGCACCAGAAGCTCGGTCATCCTCCAGGGAAACCCAAACTAACCTACCGACCTTCCTATCTGCTCTTTATCAGCCCTAAAAAGACGAAGGAACAACCGAGTTGGTATCGGGGAGGC